TTAATCTATTTTTAGCATCATATTCTATTAAAGTTGGATTATCTTCTGGAAGATCCAACTTTGTAAATACAAAATCATCTGGATTAAAAACAGGTTTTGCCATTTTATATCTTTTATTAGTATTTATTTTAATAAGCTTTAATTAGCCACTTAACCCATGTATATGTGGTAATCAATGGTACTTTTTGTTGAGGAGCCAACGAAGGAACTGGAATCAACTGCTTATTAGCATTTAATGTGAATTTTCCTGGTAAAACTTGTAATCCTAAAGCATCCCAAGTTTTTGTAAGTGTTACTGTTTGATTTGTTGGTGTACTTCCAAAAGCTGTTCCCCAATCATTAACATTTCCATAACTAAACGTGGTTGTGCTGGATGTAATTGGATTCAAACTCAAATAATGAGTGTGATTATTTTTTGTTACTGGATTGTATCCAGATACACTAACTGTTTTAATTGGAATATCAACAGCTCCAACAAATTTATATTCAGAACCACCTTGACTGGCAGAATTAGCAGAAGTAGCAAATGGTTCTGATGTTAAATTAATATAACTATTAATTTCCTCGTAGTTAATATCTCCAATTGTTCCAATATTTGTTTGATTATATTTTACTGTTGACCACGCCGCCTCTAAGTAAGTACCACTTAATCCAGGTCCACCAATGTTTAAACAACCTGTATTGAATGAAGGTCCCCACTGACTGATTGTTTTTGCCCATTGTGTTGCTGGTGGTGTTAATGTGGAAGAAATACAATTATCACTGGTTAATTCTACGTAACCACCAGCAGATGGTTTTACCATGTATCCCCAAATGTTTATAGCAATATTTGCTGTTCCTGTAGAAGCATTGTTAGAATCAATTACAATACTTGTTGGAGTTTGATATTTAAATCCACCTTCATTATTCCAAAAAACTATTCCTTTACTACCCGTAGCAGCACCTGGAGGATCTGCTTGACCAGTCAACATTACGTGTTGATGATTAGGTGTTTCATATAACGTAGTAGATTTCAATGAAAATGTTGCTTGAGTTTGACCAGATGTGGTAAAAGCAACCTCACCAGTAACATTAGTATAACCAGTGGTGCTAATTGTTCCAATAGTAAAGAAATTACTATCCGTTGCCGTCAATCCAGTACCAGGAGTTATAACCTGAGGAATGCTTTGAGCACTAGGAGCAGCAATTTGATCAATGTACCACAATCCACCATGAGATCCTGGTATTAAATTTGATTTATTAGCAGAAGTTTTTGCTGGTCCATAATCAGGAATCAAAGCTGGTGATGATGTAGCATTTCCATCAACAGGTCCAGTGCCAACTGGTTTTTTATTTCTCATATCAGGAAGTCTAAAATCACCACCAACATTTGCTCCATATGTTGTCCCAAGAACAGAATAAAGTAATGGGAAATCTGTGGGACTTACATATGATCCATCACACAGAATCCAACCAGGATATCTAGAATCTGCTTTTCCATTTAAATTACCCCATCCATCGGCTTGAGTAACATCTTTAAAGATAGGCATGATAGATCCAATAGGCAATCCATCAAATTTTGTATTAAATTTAACTTGTGATGATCCTTGTGTTTGAACCATATTTAATCCACTATACCACTGTCCCAAAATTGGTTCTTGATTACTTAGTGGAGTAAACACAGTAAAAGTTGTAGTATATGTGGCAACAACAGATGCTACTTCGGGAACATATGGTCCCACACTAACGTTAGTAGTTACAGAAAATCCTCCTATACCAGAAGAAACCAATTGAACTCTCAAAGTATCTGTGTTTGTTACAAATAATGGAGCATTAGCACTGTAAGTATTAAATGCTGCTCCATTTCTACTCAGTTTAGCATTGGCGTTAGCATATGCTCCAATATAAACTCCTGAACCCAAACCACTAATTGTTATTGTATTACTATTAACAGTTAAATTAGGAAGAGCAGCTGTTATTGATGGGAATAAAAATGGATTTGGTTGTGTTCCAACAACTCCAGCATTTGTTACTGTCCATGTAGTGTTATAAGTTCCAGCAGTAATATTAAATGTTTTAGAATCTCCAGTAGCACTTGAAGTGGTGTATTTTAATTTCACAACATCATACAAAGAAACTGTAATTGATGAAACTCCAGTATCAATATCATTTAAAACTATTGTCGGTAAAGATCCAGTTTGTCCAGTTGGATGTGTTATAGTAAAAGGTATAGTGTCATCAATATTTTGTATTGTTACAGAATTACTGTAAACAACAGTGTTTGTATTTTGATTAGATAATCCAATAAACAAGAATGAAGTTGGAGTATTATCTGGTTGAGTTCCTGTAGATACGCTCCAAACAACAGGTGTAGCAGATCCAACAGTCACTGATGTAGTTACAGTTGTATTATAATTTGCCGATGTTATCAGTCTTACTTTAAATCCTTGACCATTACTAATTTGTCTTGTTGCCTGCCAATTAGTATCACAAATAGATCCATTACAAATTGAAATCTCTGCTCCGTTTCCAGCAGTAACATTTACTGGGCTGTTAATACCAGTAATTTGTATAATTGTACTTTCTACTAATGTACTTAATGGTTGATCTGTTAAAGGGGGAATCGTAAAATCATTTGGAGTATTATCTGGCGGTGCTCCTGTTTCGATAGTCCAATAAACTGTTGTCAACCCTACCGCTATAGTTGCATTATATCCAGTATAATAATTTCCACCTGTTGTCATTCTAATTTGAACATATTTGCCATTTGTTACTACAGCACTATTCCCCCAAGCTCCACATGAAGTTCCAGAAGCATCATCACAAACACGAATTTGTTGAGCTGTTCCACTGCTTGTAATACTAGCAATAACCTGTCCAGTTATACCAGTAATTTGAACATATTCACTTTCATATTGAGTATTAGGAGAAGCGCCAGTAATACTAACAAATCCAAATGGATCTGGAGCAAAATCTTGAGGAGGCCACCCAATATAAACAAATCCATCAGTGTTTGATCCAGCTCCAAGATTTTCAACAGAACCATTAATAGTTACATAAGAAGATTTGTAGAAAGATCCGCCACCAACACCACCGTTAGCATCTAAGTCAATTGTAGCTATAGTGCCGCCAAATTCATCGACTAAAGCAGTGTTAACTGATCCAGCTGAACCAAATCCACCACCAGCACCACCGCCTCCACCTCCTCCAGTAACAGAAGCGTTGCCACCATTTACACCAGTTAAAGTTAGACCAGATAAGCTATCTATTCTATTAGGTCCATTACCAGCATTATTACCATTTTGAGATGCTTTTGGAATAGTAGTATCATCACCAGCACCACCAGCACCAGCGCCGCCGCCAGCTAATACCAATAAAGTGCCATCAGAAAGAGTAATAGCAGCTGCTCCACCACCACCACCGCCAGAACCAGAATACTCACCAGTTGCTGTAGATCCACCATTACCACCAGTAGCATAACCAAATCCACCAGATCCACCTAATGCTGCTTTAGAAAAACTTACACCATTTCCACCTTTCGTTGGAGAAAATACTTTGATTGTTCTAATTAAAGGATCTGGCCAAGGAATAGCAGCTAGATTAATTTGACCAGTAATTAAATTTCCTGTTCCACCTCTACCACCAAAACTGTTGGGGAAATCATCACCACCATTTCCACCACCAGCACCAATTAAAACAAAATCAATCGTATCAGCCCACGAAGGAACTTGATAATCATAACCAGATGTTGCTGGCGAAAAAGATTGATATGTATAATCGGATCTTTTTGTTGTAACTTTAAGTGTATCTTGTGTATTTCCGACTTTATATGTTACAAAGGATGTTGTATTATAAGCAGCAGAAGAAGTTATCTTTACATACAATTGTGTTGTACTGGCAGGAACGCTAGTAAGAGAAGTGGCATAATTAGTACCATCTAAACTTAAAAAGGCATTTGCTCCAGGAGATTGTGAAACAATAGTGGCTGTTGTGGATAAATCTAATCCACCAATCACAACAGTTCTTATATATTGTGTTCCTAATTCTGCTTGATAAACATGATCTGCTCTAAAAGGATATGGATCTGTTCTAGCTCCTCTTGTTTTAACAGTAATTGTTGCTGTTTTATCAGCAAATGTTGGTGGGTTTGGACCTCCAGTTGGGTTTCCATAGATAGGATTACCAGAAGGAGGACCTTGAATTAAAATTTGACTCTGTTTTGATGTATTATATGAGGTGGAAGCAATTTGTCTGATAGTTACTACATCACCATTTTGAACAGTTAATGTAGTTCCCCATGTTCCACTATTATTTTTTCTAATTAATCCATCACCTTGAGAAACAATACAAGACATTTGTACTGTTTGTCCACTTTGACCAGCTGGTATAACATATGAATTTGGACTTGCTGTTCTAGCAATTAAAGGTGCTTCTAAATCACTATAAGTTCCTGTTGTATATTCTGTGCCCAATCCACCAATAAGGACATCAGAATAATAATAAAAACCAACTTCAGCATTGTTTAATGTATTTGTTGATGATACATTTACCTGACGATACTGAATCAATTTTAACGAGGCATTAGTTAATCCACCATTTACAGTTAAAATATCATCTATAGTGTAAGGTCCAGTTCCTCTTTCTACTACTTGTAACGCCACCAGTGATCCATCAGCTGGATTAGTTGTTACTTTAACTGTTAAACCTGTTGCTGATGGATTTGTAGTATTTGTCGTTGTATAAGTATTTCCGTTTGTATATCCAGTACCAGAAGATGTTAATGTTGCTAACGGTAAGCTATCTGTATAAGTGTAAATAGGAGCAAAATTAATGGCATTTGGATATCTATCTACTTCCGTCCATATTTGCCAATTATCATTGGTAGTGCCAGTGACCTGTGTTACAGCAAACGTACCACTTCCATATGTAGCAGCTGGGTTGTTATCATAACTACCACCACTAATTGTAGCAGTTTCGCCAGGAACAGCAAATACAGTAACAGATCCTGTAGTTTTTGTTGTGTAATTACTTCCTACTGCTATTCTCGTGTATAGTACATTTGATGCTGGAGTTGTATTGTTAATTGTTAATCCTGTTACAGATTGAGACCAATTAACACCATCTTTTGATATTTGACAATCACCAGTTGCCGTAGCTCTAAGAACGGTATCAGTATCAATACCAGTAATAGGAATATTTTGTGTCTTATAAGTACTAAAATCAGATGGACCTAAATCAACATAATCAGTAAAAGTTCCAGATACTAAAGAAGTAATTTGCTGTAATTGTGCTCTAGTAGTAATACTCCAAGTATCTGATACAGCATTATTAGCGCCCCAATAATTATCAGAAATGGTTAGAGTTACATTTGTATTTGTAGTATACCAATTTTCAGTTAAAGTTCTCAATCGTACAGTATCACCATTTGTTACTGTATAATATTGGGTTAAATTGGCAGCAGTTGTTGTTGCTGTAGCGGGATTAGTGAGAGTAACAGTATTTGAAGAAATACTTAAAATTTCTCCAGAAATACTAGTGCTAGAAATGTATCTACCAACCGCTAAATTGGCAATTGAAGATACATTAGTAATCGTTGTACTTCCTTGAGTGGTATTACCAGTTACAGATACTGTTTGAGTGGATTCTGTAATGTATGGTCCACCATTAATAGAAAATCCAGAAGATGCTTTATTTGGATAACTTCCTTTTGGTCCAGCAGCAGAACTGGTAATAGAAATAGGAACTCTTAATTCTAATCCACTAACTGTAATTTGATTAGAATAGTAAAAAGTATTTCTTTGAAATACAGAAACAAAATCGGTAGGCGAAGAAGCCGTTGGAATAGTAGATCCCGAATTGTCTGTAAAAGTGAAAGCATTAGGAATGGCATCTGGAAGTCTAGTACCTAAAGTAACGCCAGTAGGATCAGTTCCCGTACCAATTTGTACTTGTACAGTTACTGTAGTATTCCATGTAGATGGAGTAGGATATCTAAGTTGGACAGTATCACCGTTACCAACGTATACTGGAGTGGTACTAAATGGCATTGATTGATGTCACTACACTTTTTTAATATTTATACTTCATCCATTGACCTGACATCAATCCATTCGCCATTATTAATCCTAACTTGAATAGGTTCCGAAGATTTTATTTCATATTTTTGTTTTTTTCTCAAATGATCCATTTTGATCATAGCAGATTCATAATAATCATCATTGACCGAAAGATTTTTATCATCAATAAAATCTATAGATTCTTTTTTCATTTTTCTTCTCCATAAAATTGCCAATATGCTTTAATCATATTTTGAGTTAACTCATCTTCTTGAGAAATGTCTTGCTCTTCTATTTCAACTTCTCTCATTATACCATCTCTATCACCCATCATAACCTTACCAGCTCTAAAATATGTTTTTTTAGATGTGGTAGTACTCAAAATTTTTATTTCACCATTTTCAACAGTAAAAGTATCTTCAGTTGTATAAACATCTACACTACAATTTATACAAGAAAAAATTAAGTGTGATGTGTATTTCGTAGTTTGTATTTCCATTTTTTTAAATTATTTATTATGCCGTGGCGTTAATTGATGTCACAATACCAGCGTTTCTAGTATTAAATTGTGTTGGGGTTGGATTTACTACTAGACCAGTTCTAGCAGTTATATTACCAAAAGGAATTTTTATAAATCCTTCTCTCAAATATAACCAAGATCCATACGTGCTAGTGCCAGAAGTTTTAATTCTTACTTGTACTTCAGGTAAGCTAGATGTAATTTCAGTACCATACGGTGTTGCCAACTCAACATCATTTATACCCAAATCTAAAGGATCTACGATATAAGGAGTTGGTGTATTAGCAACTTGGTCAATGTCTGGATAAGGAAAATTTAATGCTGAATCAGGGAAATCAAAAATTTCCTCAATGTTTGGTGCCCTAGTAGTAACCGAGAAAAATTTTCTCAATGGTCCGACATCTACATAACAATTTTTATTGTTAACCAAACCTTTTGGATCTGTGTTAAACCCAAGTGTAGATGTTCTTAAAAATATACTTTGGTTATTGTTAACATATACTTGAGCAGACCAACTACTGCCATTTAAAGAAACATCCACTCCAGTACTAGCAGTAACTATTGTATTCATATCAATGCCAGTTATTGGTCCTACAGACCAACTAATCGTTTGACTAGGATTTTGATTTATTTGATTTGGTACGGTAAAATCATTGGGAGAATTATCATTATAAGTGGAAACAGTAACTGTTCTTGTTGTTGATTCACCAATTTCATTAGTAACAGTTAATGTGTAGATTCTCGTTGCTGGAGAGAGAGCACCAGCAAATGATTGGGGCAAATTAGTAATACTTAAATTACCACCTAAAGAACTTACGTCCCAAGTTTCTCCAGCATTACTAGTTATGGTAGCAGTTCCATTATTACCATCAGTTGTTGTCCATGTTAGTGTGGTATTATACAACGGTGTACCAAGAACACTATTTTGTGGATTTGGGTTAGCAGTAAAAGTGTTAATTGTTGGAACTGCTACGAAAACTTTTTGTGTTCCGCTAGCAGTTAATTGAACATAAAGATTTTTTGAAGTTCCAGGACAAGGATCTCCAAAAACAGCATTACTAGCAGTGACAGTAGCGGATGTTTTTCCTATAAAAGCATTATAGATTACGCCATAAGAGGTCGAAGAATGACAACTTCCTAAAGCAAAAGCTTGACAAGATCCAGTAGGAGTACCATAACTAGCAAAATCTACATCAGTAAAAGTTGTAGTATACGTAGCATCATTTGGAGCAGTTAAAGTTAAAGTTTGATTTTCTGCTGTTGTACCACAAATTTTTGTGGTATATGGTATAGATTTAAATCCCATTTATATTTGCCTCACATTTTGCCAAGATCCGCTATTAATTTTAGCTTGTATATTAGGATTATTTGTTTTTATTTCTACTGAAATATCAACATCATTTACTGGTATAGGAACAGTTTCAACAAATTGTGTGGGAGTATTATTAATTTGATCTATATCTGGATATGGATAGTTATCATTGCTATCTGAAATGTCAAATTGTTCGTTTACATCTGGAGCTCTAGTTGTAGCAAAAAATGATCCTGGTAGAGTTCCAATATTATATTCGATTGATTTAGTATTAGTCAATCCTGAAGGATCTGTATTAAAAGGTAAAGAATAAAATCTAACATACAACACACTGCCAGCGGTTATATACACTGTAGAAGACCAAGATCCACCCGTAGTAGATAAATCAACACCTGGAGTTGTGGTTGTACAAGCAGTTGCCATATCGATGCCAGTAACGGGTCCAACTTGACACACATATAAAGTATTTGGTTCTAGAGAAGTTAATGAAACTCCAGTTGTTGTAGTAGTTGGCGGGGAAACAGCATTTGGACTATTATCATCATATACTTGTACTAAAAGATTTTGTGTAGTACAGTATCCCAAAGATGTACAAGCATACAATGTATATGTAACCGTAGCAGGTGAATTTGATCCAGCAACAGAAATTAGATTTGTATTTACACCAGAATTTCCAGTTGCTGGCAAATTATTAATTACTGTAGCACTACCAGCTTTTACATATACAAATGTAGCATCTTTTGTGTCCCAGTACAAAATTACATTTGAATCTGGTTGACCAGGAATTGTTGAACTTGTTTGTGGGTTTGGCGAAGCATAAAAAGATAAAATTTCTGGGATAGTTACTGTATACTGTACTTGAACGTAACCAGAAGAATTAGAACTTCCTATTCCATCTCCACCAGCAGCAGTAACTACATCTGATCTATATCTGCTACCACCACCTCCACCACCAGTTGTCTGCTGTCCATAATCTTCTCCTCCTTGACCACCACCTCCACCAAAATCTCCCCCACCGCCACCGCCACCACCTGATGCTCCATCACCAGCAATAGCATTATCGCCAGGAAATCCGTTTTCTCTAGATATTGTAGAAGTAGTTGGTTGCCATGGTTGACCTACTGTAGCGCCTCCAGCAGAATCAGTGCCTCTAGATCCACCACCACCACCGCCGCCGCCACCAGCTATAATAATATCTACACCAGAAAGACTATCATAAACAATACTTGCTCCACCACCACCACCGCCAGCACCAGAACTTCCATCACCACCAGTCGTTCCACCATTTCCACCATCACCATTCCCAATAAGAGTTTGACCACCAATACTCAAGCAACCTCCACACTGAGCTGGTCTATATTGCCCCAAATTACCAGGACTCAGTGTTAATGTTCTTGGGGTATTATAAGGTAAAGAAAATGAGCCTACTCTACCTCCAGCACCACCGCTTCCGTTTCCATTTGGAGGACCACCATCATTTCCGCCACTACCACCACCACCCCCACAAACTGTTAGAGTTGTATTATAAGCATATGCTGGAATAGGTACACTGTATGTCTGAGCAGGAGAAAAGTTCTGTGTAGTAGTGGCTACATTATCTACTACAGAGGAATAAAAATAAGTTTTATTGAAAACTGTATTACTCATATTTTAATTATATACTCTACTAAAATATATGGCATAATAGCATTATCTATTTTTTTAACATTATCAGTTGTTAAACTGACAGTAGTAACTAATCCATCAGCAGTTACCGTTTGATTATCATTATATTTGTAAGCAAAATTTGTATTTGCTTTCATTTGAGCAGCTGTAGGGAAATTAATTTGGTGATTGTGTGATGGATTATTATATGTAGGAACAGGTGAACTAACAGTTACCATGTTATTACTTCCCTCAGTTCTTCCAGCATTAGATCCAGAACCAGCACCATTATCTTGCCAAGCACTATCTTTCCATTTTCCTAGATAAGTGAAAATGCCTACATTAGCATCGTGTCCATGAGCCTGAAAATTATCATCTGTTAGAAAATCATTTGGTGTATATCCACTATTATCCGATGTAAAAAAAGGATTTCCTTGAAAAGAAATATTTGTAGATCCAGTTAAAGCAAAAGATCCTGTATATGTTATAGATGCTGTAGATCCAACTAATGAACTAACTTCAGTTTCTACGCCAACTTTATTCAAAGTAGTATCTTGTGCTGTTGTAATATTTAAATATTGACCAGAAGCATTTGATGCTCTAATAAATTTTGATCCTAGGTCTGGCAATTGAATGGAATCTGAACTTATTGCTCCAGTACCAGAAGTAATTTTAGCAAATCTACAAGCAGTTCCAACGCCAATTATAGATGCTAAAATTGGAAAAAGATCCGCTTTGTAAATACTACCATCACATCTCAGATAACCAGCTGGAACATATGTTTTCCAAGTGCTTTGATCTGGAAAATTTATAGAAGGAAGTTGCCTCATAAAAGGAATGATAGTTCCAGTAGTTCCTCCAAATTTTGCTTTTTCTGCCGTGTAATATCTTGCCATTTTAATATGCTCTGATTAAAGTTGTTATAGCTAATGATGCTGTAGGAACAGTAAAAATAATTTGAAATGCTGATGGAATATTATCTGGAGTAACATTAGGAACTACTGATGCTTGTATAGAATCAGCAATAAACAAACTTCCATTGCTATATGTCATATTAATTGTTCCTTGGTGGTCATGAGCTTGAATAACATCATTTTGTTGTAAATTAGTTCTAGTTGTTTTTGTAAAACTCACAGCAGCATTATTAAACATCACTTTTTGATATGGTTGTGCTAAATCACTCCCCAATCCAGCAGCTGGTCCATCATCATAATTTATATAATAGTTAGGTTGCTTGTCATCAGAAAATGGTAGATATATGTTTCCGCTTGTAGATTCCCTAATTTTTCCATCCGCTTTTAAATTTGCTAAAGCAGTATTTCCAGCAACAGTATTATTTCCCAAACCATCTCTTAAGTTTTTGGCAGCAGTAAACCAAGTTTTTGCTACACCATGAGCACCAGATGATGTAGTTAATGCTGTATGTGTTTTTGGTGGTAATGTTCCTCTAATAGATGCCAAAGAATATCTACCAACACCAGTTTCAAAAGGTGTACTTATTGTAATTTCTCCAGTTGTTTGAGATGACCCCCAAACATTATAACTAGCTCTATATTGAGTTTGACCACAGTTAATAGTTTTTCTTTGGCAAAAAATACCAAAAATAGCTGGATATTCACACCATGCCAAATCACCTACCGTAACAGTAGCATTTTCAAAAACACCGACACCTTGACCTGGCGTAGCATCTCCATCTCCAGTGTCCAAAGTTGTATAAGATCCAGGGTGAAAGTGAGATGGAAGATGTTGTCTTCCTAGTTTTCTAGGAACAATGTAAATCGGCGTAATATCAAATCCTGGTGTAAATTGTAATTTTCCACCATCAGAATTTTTAATTACTCCCTGATAAAATCCATTACCCGTCCCTGTTACAGTAATCGTGATATTGTTTGCCGAACTAGTACCACCAATTAAACTAAATGAAATTGTTAAAGTATTTCCAACAACATAATTTTGTCCTTTTTGTTTTAAAATTACACTATAGGTATTATTAGTATTTTTAACTACATTAAAGAACGCCCCGCTTCCTGATCCAGTTGTCGTTGTAGCAGGAACATTAGAATAAAGTGTTGAAGATGTAGTAGTTGGAGCAGTTCCAACAAA